GTTAGCGCATTTTTATACCCATACTGCAAGCCTTCTTGTTCTGCTTGAGCTGTCGCTTTCTCAAATGCGAACTCAGACACCGTGTCTAAGGCGTTGCTGATAGTGTCGTATACCTGAGCCTGCGCTCTGCCTGTCTGCACAAAGTCAACAGATGGCATACTTGATATGCGCGCTCCTAATGGTCTGTAACGTGGTAACTCTGCCATTAGTCTGCCAGCCCCCTCGTTCCAGTGCCAAGAGTAGGTTCAAGTGGCGCACTGCCAATTAACCCAAACTGATAAGCCGTTGTAGCGCCCTTGGCTATACCGCCGATCAGGCCAGCCCTCATAATGCCTCTAGCTTGTTGCATATATTGTTGTGCCTGCATCTCACCGCCGCGTTCTGCAATGACTTGATTATCCATAATGGTATATGTTTCTTGTGCGCCACGGCTTAATGCGTATTGGGCCAAGGCTTTGGCACTGCCGCTATTAGGGTCAATGCCCCCAGCGCCTGCCCTTGCATTGATAGCGGCTTGTGTTTGCAGTATGTTGTCTAATATAGACAGCCCCTGCTGTTTATACTTTAGCGCTTCAGTCTTACCCTGTAACCGCGCCATAGTCGCTTGCGCCCCAAGCCCTCTAGCTTGTGAGCGATTGCTTTGCATTTGAGAAAATGTGCTGGCCGCTGACGCAACCATCCCGATGCCTTGTGAGCTAGCCGCCGCTGTTCCTATCGCCGCGCCTGCTTTTGATATTGCCGCTATTACCGGTGCCATTTTACTGTCCTATACTAACTTTAAAATCTATGCCCAACAAAGTCATTTTGAGCGGAACTGTCTGACCAATAGTAATCTGGCCGTCATAAGTATAACCCAGAATACCGTGCTGTGTCTTTATCCCTGTAAACTCATCAACATCATCATCCAGCACATCATCACCAAACCGCCGGAAAGGTACTTCCTTGCCATTGATTGTCAGCGCTTGTGTCTCAAACAACTCTGCGTTTACTTGGAATATACGCTTCTTAAAGCCCTTCAGAGAGCCACTGGGTAGCTTTGGCTCTACCGGCAGTGTCTTTACTTCCGGCGTGAAGTTAAGGCCGACCTGATGGCTCGTAGCCGCCGCCGTAGCAAACGTGATCGTGAACGGCGAAGCAGGCACAGTCTGATCCGGCTCAATAATACCATCGCGGATGACCTTAACTGTTTCAGCTTCGAGGTGATCCATTGTGATAGACGATGCCGCTCCACCTGTTTTGGCGCAGTCAAGCAAGACTGTACTGTCAAATAGCTCCACATAATAAACCGTTCCGCTGTTGACCGTGCGTTTGACCACAACATAGATATCATCGACATCAACCCCGACATTTAAAAACTCTCCATCGGTTGTCCATTCACTAGGCGCAATCACGTTCTGTGATCTAAGTACTGTATAACATGCTATTGACCCATCGTCACCATTGACCACCAGCAACCTATCGCCCTCATCAGTTCCGGTAGATTTACGCACCGCCATCTCTTCTGGTGTCTTCAGCAGATGAGATGATAGCAGTGATATTTTAGCTGATGTGTAGGCGTTCTGGCTGTCGGTAAACAAGAACTCTTGCAATGCCTTTCCCTGACGCTGGACAAAGATAGTCGCGCCATCAATGTTTTGCAGTCTGATGCCGGGCTTAGTGCCAAAGCTGGTTTGTTGTTTTACAATAAGATTACTAGGCGTAATTGGCTCATCCAATGTTTGCGGCACATAAAACTCGCCGCCTGTCGTAAAGACTTGCAAGTGACGGCCAGAGAATATATCGACAATCGCATTAAACGTGCCGGTGTCCAGCGTGGCTTCTACCGCCGCATCATCTAATGCTTCGCCCGGATCAAAGTTGAAAAAGTCTGATACCCTCGATCCAAATATTGTGGACGGCCTGCTGTTAGTGCCGCCAAAGAATAGCCGGCCTTCATGAAACGTAACGCTTCTGGGATAGCCTCGGCTGGCTGACCAGACATCTTCATAGCCCTCTTCTAGCTCCCAGTCAGCGTCATCAATATTACTAGTGTCAAACAGCGGCACTTCAGCAAAACATTCTAGCTTTGCATCGCTGACCCTTCTGACAATACGCAGTCGGCCAAAGGGCGTGACGTTTATGTATTGGCCAGCGTAGCCGTCTGCCGATGCGGCAACGGTAAATATATTTGCATCTGAGCCGGTATACTTTGCTGTAACAGTTATGTTACCAGACGTGCCGCTGACCTCTAGGTTGTCGTGCGGAACACCTGTATTAAATGCATTGCCTGCTGTCACAGATAGCGTATACGCATACTTAGGCACAAACGTAAATGTAATTGTGCTAGCCGTCCAATCGCTGTCAGTTGCACCGCGCACAATCTTTAGCGGTGCTAAATCCTCATGCACCACAATGACGGTGTCCGCCGACTGCACCCAATTCATCTCTGGGATGATAGCGCTGGTTACGGCAGATACAGTTAAAAAATCATTGCCTGATCCATTAATATCGGTAATCAACGCGCCATCTTTGAAGACATACATTTTGCCGGGCGTAAATACCAACATGTAGCTGTCAGACACACTAAACTCAAATGACACCATCCGCACAGCCGTACCAGCTCCGCTGTCTAATTCAGCAATGAACTTAGTGCCATCACGGCGTTTAGCGCCGCCCTGCGGCTGAATGCTGACATTGCGAGCTGTAGTCAAGCCAGACGCATACTGACCAATGTCAGTCCGGGCGCGTAGCTTCGGATCAAGCTCGCCGGATGTAAAGTCATTTTGTATCTGGATGATCCGGCTCATGTTAGAACCTTATATCAGAGATCGGGAATTCCTGTATGCTTTGCGCCGGTTTGTCGATGCCATCAATGTTGATAGCGACACGCACCAGACCGCCACGCATATTATCAGATGGTGGGCCATAGGCTTTGCCGTGATAGTAGTCAGCTTTAGTAAGCTGGTCAGTAATCGGTTCAGCAAACTCTGCTGCCAGTGCTGTTTTCAGCAGGCGCACAAAGTATGGCGGAAAGTCGGCAGGCTCTGGCCGGTATTGGTAATCAATATAAACGGTTTCGAGATTTGTAAATAAACCGCCTGCATAAATCTCATAATCACGCAATGGGCGTTCAGCTACAGCGCTGGTCGGGAATACCGCCTTGGGTAGCCCTAGTCTATCGCCGGGTAGCTGGTATTTATATTTCCATTCATTGATTGGTGTATCGAGCAATTGCGCTAGCTGTACTTTCTTTAGTGTCCAGCTATATGGATACTGCATCAGCAACGTGTCACGCACATCGTCATAAAGACGATCAGCGACCTGTGCCTCGTCTGTGCCGTCAGAAAAAGAAGATAAGGGGGAAGCGCCAAGCATAATTAGCGCATCGGAGCAGATTGATAGTTTAGTGTCGCCAGCGGCCATATTCTACTCCTATAGAAGGATGGGGCGACCTAAGCCGCCCCAGCCGTATTAGTCACTGTCAGTCATTGCAACGGCAGTGCCGTCAGTCACATCAACAACGCCTGATGCGTTTGATGCAACCATAACGATTGACATAGTAGGTGTTGCACTGTCGTGAACAAAGATTACATCGCCGACTGCCAGAGTGTCTGACAAATCGTTAAAGTAACCTGCTGTGTTCACAGTCGCAATAGCATCTGCACTTGTGTAAGTGTACATGCTCGGTGCGTTACCCTTTTTAGAAGCGCCGATCACGCCCAAACCTGTTGTCGAAAAAGCCATAATATAACTCCTCTCTATTCGGTTGCGCTGATCTTGACGATGCCTTCGTCATCAATGGCCACTGCACCAGCAGAGAACATTGAAGAAACTAGGAAGGATGTCTTCTCAGGAACATAGTTAATTTCAGAACGCTGGTTCATGCCAATGCCCATACCAATAGCATCACGATGGAATGCGAAGCTAGTGCGTGTGGACGGTAATGGCAAGCCACCTTCGTCACGATCACCAAGTGTGATGAACTTGAAACCAAGGAAGGTATCAATATCACCTTGAACCAGTGCTTTCACGCTGGCGAAATCAGAGCTGGTCAGCTCAGTTTCGTCTAGCAGTGATGACAGGCCATTGGCGTGGATAATCATGCAACGGCCTTCGGAAGGTACGTTGTTTGCATCCATTGCCTTTTTAGCTGCCAGCAACTTGGCGAGGTTCATGTTTGTGCCAGTACCACCAATGTCTGTGCCGACAGTTGATGGAGCTGATGCGGCGTTCAGCGCGTCAATGACTAGCTGATCCATCCGGCGGCCGATAGCCGCGCCAACCACTTGAACAAGCTCACGGCGCTCGTCAAAGTTGACCTTCTGCTGGTTAAAGATATCTGAATATTCAGCGGCAATGAAATCTGACATTGTAGCTGAAACCTGTGAATAGGTAACATTCAGAGGGGTTACGTCTGACTGTGGTACGCGCACAGTCGCAGTGCCTTTCCCGATCTTCGGGAACTTCACTTGATTGCCTTCGACATTTGTTCTTTCGCGAGTTACGCCAGCAAGAGCGCGAGCGCTCTGATATGCCTGCTTCACCTCGGCATCGAACATTTGAACGAAAGCGTTTGAAATGCCTACTGCCATTTCTATCTCCT